TCCAAAAACAAGTTGGGAAGATATTGAAACACCAAAAATTACTTTAAGCGATAAAATATATGCTGAAGATTATGCGGAAGAAGTTAATATAGGAAGATTATTTAAGTTTGATGATGTTAAGGATTTCATTAAAACAATCAAACACAAAATATATATAGGTTCAATAGTTCGAGGAGATATAACGAGAGAAAACGCAATAAAAATTATTGATGATGAAGCAGGAGATAAACTAAAATAGTATACTAATATAGGAAAGTCTATACTAATATGGGAGAGTCTATACTAATATAGTATACAACAATTATATAACAACATAAAATGACATTAAACAAAGGAATGATACCACTAAATCAGAGAAGTAAAGAAGCAAGAATTGATATAGCAAGAAAAGGTGGGTTAAGCCGTAGCCCTAAAAAGAGTATGGCTAGAAAGATTTCATGGTTAAAACGTAAAGGTTACGTGACATCAAAGGACAGAGAATGGTTCTTGGCAAGGATTCTTGACCCTGAAGCAGACATTATATACTTACAAGAACTCACTTATCGATTGCAGAAATCGTTACCTGAGAAAGAGTTAAAAGATGTTATCGACCTCGGTATTAAGTTGCATAAAGCAAAGTTTGGTGAGAAGCATAAAGTTCTGAATATTAATGTTTCAATAAATCAAGAAGAAGTTGACGCTCGTAATAAGGAGTTGGATGAGCAAATTAATAAGTTAATGGGGGATGAAACAAAATGACAAATATATTTATACAAATATGTGATCATTTATTTGTTATGATAATACTTCAAATTATAACAATAATAGTATTAATATATAATAATAAAAAATAAAAAAGAATGGAATCATACAAGAACATACTAAACCGAATCATTAAGACAAGACCTGGCAAAAACAAGCATATAAACAAGGAAGAATACAAAACAGCGAGTATAGGAGAAAATATGTATGAAGACAAAACATTATACGATTTCAATAAGAAAGCTGCGTGGATGCATTACGTATTCAAATACAAAATGTTTATGCCAATACTACTATTACTAGAACGATTACTAAGAAAACACTTAATCAGAGAATACAAGACGATTAAATGGCATAATAAGGGTTTACAAGAATTCGATGAAGCTTATGAGAAAGCGTTAAAGGTTTGGTCAAAATATTTAGAAGTTAAAGGAGCAAAAAAGAATGCTAATCTTTACGAGAAAGGAAATGGTAGTATAGGAGTGTTAAGATTAATGAAGAATATTGTATTAACTGTTTGCTCGCACGACGATGTTTACATCGAGTTCACTAATATGTTAATGAACGAGATACGACAAAGTAAATCATATAATAAGAGTGGTAAACACTTATTGCACACTGACACATTTGTTAATGGTCCTGAGTATATGCAGTATTATCATATTGGGGAGTATTTAACAAGTGGTAAGATTAAACTTAAGAAATTATAAGAGATGATATATATTATATATACTATATAGTATATATACTATATTATAAGTAAGGACAGACGTCACAACAGAGAATATATTGAGAGTAACACTAAGAGACCTAAAAAAAGTATTAAGCAAAATAAACCATAAACAGTACGCTGCAATACTCAAACGAGTATTCAGTTACAAAGAGAACATAGACACATTCGCATACTACTTCTTCGGACACGCAATACAAACAAGGACACCACCATTCCACTACGAAATATACGATTTCTTATTAACACCTGAAAGTGGAGCAATCGCTGCACCGAGAGGATTCGCAAAAAGCACAGTAACAGGATTATTCTACGTAAGCTGGTTAATAGCTAATAAGAAAAAAAAGTACATAGTATATATGAGCCAGAACTACCAAAAAACAGTTCAATTCGTAGAACCATTAAGGAAAGAGTTCGAATGTAATGAGAAGATACACGAAGTATACGGCAAGTTAACACCGAGAAACGTTTTTGACAGGACAACAGGTAAGAACAGAGAGGACTTAATAGATATTAACGGTGTCCGAATACAAGCAGTCAGCTTTAATAATAATATAAGAGGATTTAAGTATCTCAATCAGAGACCAGACCTAATAATAGGTGATGACATAGATGATGATGAAAGAGTTATTAACCCAGATTTGAGGTACAAGGATTATATGAAACTCGTCAAACAAATACTCCCGAGTCTCAGCAATGAAGAAGGAGCAGTGTTCAAGATGATAGGGACAATACTGCACTGGGACTCATTACTCGCTAAGCGTATAAAGAAGTGTAAAGGCAAAATATATAAGGCTTGCAGACTAGAAGATGACGAAATAGTTGAGGACTCCTTATTATGGGGGGAGTTCTGGAGTAAAGAGAAACTTGAAGGGCAACGACGAGAGTTAGGCAGTGTTGGTTTTAGTAGTGAATACCTTAATAACCCTGTTGAGAACGAGGCAAGTCTGATTAAGATGGAATGGTTAAGGAAGTGCTTCGATACTGAAAGGTCTTACAATGATGATTCTTTAAAAGGGGTGAAGTATTTAGGGGTTGATTTCGCGTTCGGGGATAGAGTCATTAATGATTCTTCCGCGTTCGCGGAGATAATAATCGGTGATAAAAAGGTTCTTAACAAGTTAGTGTATAAGAAAGGTATGAGTACTACTCAACAATTCGATTACATTAATCAATTACACGTTCTTAATAATTATGATTGTTGCGTGATGGAAGAGAACAGTATTAAAAGTATGAGTAAAGAATTGTATCATTACGATTTCCCTTATTACCTTATATGGACTGGTTCTAGTGATACAGCTGCTAAGGTCACGCCTGAGAAAGAGTTTCAAAATAAGCGTCATAGTATTAGTAAGACTAATATGATTAAAAGGTTAGCAGTTGAGTTCGAGAATCAAACAATTGTTTTACCATATAAAACTGATGCTGATAAGGAATTAACATTAAAGTTATGTGATGAATTATTAACATTCGCATTGCAAGATGGGAAAATAGTGGAGGTGGGTATACACGCTGATGCACCGATAGCGATTGGTATGGTTTTAGAAAAACATAATCTTAATCAGTTTGTGATGGATTGGTGAAGATTTGGGAGGGTTGAGCGATTAATTAAAAATGGATAATGTATATAGAATACTGGGTTGTCCGTCTTGTGGTAAGAATAAGACGAGAAAGACACACTCGTTCGGGGTTTACAGGGTTTACTTTAATGGTAGTATATTAAAGTTGAAGTGTAAGACTTGCGGGCGTATATTAAGATTTCGTATTATACGAGGAGGAATATAAAATGAAGAAAAAATGTATATTGTTAGAAGACTTAGCCAAAGTTATTAATCAGGATAGGTTAAAAAACGATATTAAAGTGTTGATTGAGCGAGACCAATTAAAAGTTACGAAGGTGAATATTGATGACTAAGACAAGGGTTCTTTGTTACATCCCTGTGCACAGGAACGTGGAAGCAATGAATGCTCTTTGTTTATTAGAACTTATGAAGTACGAGATTAATAGGGGAGAAGTAGATTTACATATTTGTTTCTTAGTCGGCGAAAGTCTTATACAACGAGCACGTAACACGATAGCGAACAAGTTTTTAAGAAGTAAATATGACTACTTATTAATGATAGATAGTGATATAATATTTAAGAAAGAAGTATTACAACAATTACTTAGTCATAACAAACCATTAATAGGTGCTAATTACGTACATAAGAATACTATGAAGCGATGGGCTGGTAAACCCGATGATTTCGATGAAGAACTAAGTCCAGCAAGTTTTATACCAACAGGTATGATACTTATTAAGAGGAACACACTTGATTTATTAAAAGAAAGAATAGATGTTCCAACGTATAAGACTAGTGAATCACTTAAAGAATACGGTTTCTTCAATTGTTTCATTGATAATAACATATTGTTAAGTGAGGATTGGGCTTTCAGTAAGAGATGTGAACAAGCAAAGATTAAAGGTTATATAGATAATACTATACAACTTGGTCATATAGGCCAAAAAATATATGTGGGGTACTAAATATGGTAGTGGATAGAAAATTAAAAAAGATAAGTAAGAACAGGTTTGAGCTGCAAACAATAGATAAAGCAAATGATTTAATAACAGTGAAAGGGTATAAACCAGAAGAGTTAAGAGATATATATAAGGAATTAAAGTTCAGACAAAGTCAGTCAGTAATGCAAAAAGATAAACTTGAGAAAGACATTGGTAAATTAGATGTTGATGACACACCAGTACTAAGAGAGTTATTGGAAAAGTTTGATTCAGCTAAGAAATTAATGGATAAGGACAAGTTTGAAGACCAAATGAAAATGGTTAAAGCAGATTTGGCAATGTTAAAGAATCAGATTAAAGAGATTAGTGCAGCTGTACCTGAAGTATTACGTAACAAATAATACTTTTTTTTTTCTTTCTTTTTTATTTTATAAATAAAATACATTTAAAAAGATTAAAAAATATAAGTGATAATATATACATTTAAAATGGTAGATGACATAAATATTAGTGCATCACTGACTGATTACACTATTATTCCAACCATTAACACTTATAGTGTTACTGAATCATTAAACTCATAT